TTTCCTACTTTGTATTCACCCGTTAGAGGACAACGTAAACCCAAGGTAACACCAGCCTTCTCAATAGCTGCTACAGCGAGTTTACCAACATCGTCAGCGTACTGCTTAGGACATTCTATCTGCCATTCATCGTGGACGTTAGCCACAAAGTGTGCAGGTATCTTATGTTTCTTCAGTGCTTCGTGTAGGTGGATCAGACCTTGCTTCATAGAGATCGCACCAGCTCCTTGAAGTAACGTGTTAAGTGCTGCGTGTTCCGACCGTACCCATAATCGACGACCATCAAGGGCAGGTAAATACCCTTTCTCTGCATACCTGCTAACTTTATCTTTAAGTGTCTTGAGAGCTGGCGTATTCTTAAGGAAACGGGCGATGAGTTTCTTTCCTTCCTCGGCACTGCCTTGAGCAATCGATCCAATCTTAGCTGGCCCTGCTCCATAGAGAAAGGCATAGATAAACGTCTTTGCTTGCGCCCTACTCTCAAGACCAGCAGCGAGTTGGTTTTTAGTGTGGACATCCCCATTGATCACCTCCTTAGTGTACTCATCATCTTTCATGTAGTGAGCTAACATACGTAGTTCTAGCCCTGAAGCATCACAACCAACCAAGACATGACCAGGATCTACAGTCCATACTTGTCTACATGTTTCACCATAGTCAGCATTGACAGCAGGAACCTGTGCCATGTTAGGGCTGTGGTGCGTCATACGCCCTGTGACAGCACCGTTAGTGATAACCTTACCGTGTACCCTACCATCATCAGCAACGTGCTCTATCCATGATGTAGACTGTGCTATACGCTTCTGGATAAGTAGATACTCAGCCATTGCCTTAGCCTCTGGATACGACAGCTTAGACAGGATCACTTCATCAACCATTGGCTTACCTGTCTCAGTGAACTTATCAGGCTTCCACCCTAAAGATATAAGTCTACGTCCTATCTGATCTCTGGAGCCTGGGTTAAACACTTCAACATGATCCTTTAGTTTCTTACCTGTCTTTTCACTAACACGTTCAGTGATGATCGGTGGGAATATAGTTTGTAGATTCTCCTCAATGTCAGATAACTTTGTCTTAAGATCAGAGACAAATGAAGTACATAGTGGTATATCAAGTTTGAATCCATGTCTTTCCTGCTGTGCAACAATGAACTGTACCTTGTGTTCGATGTCAATGCTTTGCTGTGAAAAGTCTTTCAATTCTGTGCATAGTTTGCGATGAAGTTCACCAGTAAGGTTGACATCCTGGATACAGTAATCAATCATCTCTTGTGTCAAAGCAGTAAAGTCTTGGAACTCAATCTTGTGATTCCCTAATCTTTTGCCCCATGCTTCTAGACTGTGTCCTCCTTCGATACTGGGATTCCATAGCCTCGACAGCACGAGCGTATCTGAGGCCTTCTTGAGTGGTATCGTAATGTTCCACAATCTCCGAAGGTGGTAACCGTCGAAGCTGATTAGATTGTGTCCGATCACTGTGTCGTAATCCTCTATAAGAGGCTTTAGTGTATTTGGATGAGTATGACATACCACCTCACTTGTTGTCAGATCCTTCGTGACTACGCAGAAGATAACAGTCTGCTTCATGTCTGTTTCGATGTCCAGCACTAAGCTCTTCATATTTATGTACCAGTCTCTGATAGTCTTCTAGCAGTGTATCATATTTCTTCTTTAGCTCGGCGTGGTCAGCTAACAGCCTATCCATTACCCACATTAACCTTCTCCCCTGATAACATCTGCTGCATCAGCGTAACCTCTTCTCTCTAAGGCTTCGATACAGCGATCTAGCCTTTCTTCACTGGCTTGGAAGGCTACCATCTCAGCAAACTTCTCAAAGTCAAAGTGCTCACAGTCCATGCGGTTGTTCCAGCATTGGCTCATCATGTCTCTAAGTGTTTGTTTCACTGCCGCTGTCCTTCCAATCAAAGTTCTTTTCCTTTAAGAAAGCTAACTTAATTGCTTCTTTGATACCCCATTGAATCAACATCTTAATCTCTTCATCAGTAAGATCCAAGTGTAGTGTAGCTGTTCCATCATCATGCTCTTCAATGTTTGTTACCTCAGCCATTACGGTCTCCTGTTAGCATCTTGCATAGCCTCTACATAGTCTGATGTCTTTCTGATCTCATTAATGATCTCTTCAAACGAACAAACTACTTCACCCATTGTAGACCCTGTACGTATCTGCTGTAAAGCAAATCGTTTGGTATCTTCTTTCAAATCTTCATAAGTCTTCATCTTGTGTGACCTCTGATAACCTTCCTGTTGAGTGGCTGTAGTAGACGTTACAGGCTGGACCTGTGACACCGCTGAAACGGTTCTTGAGTACCCTAATCCTGGTGGTATTGCGTTCACGTTCATCATCATGCTGTGCATTCCTTTCCATACCGATCACCATATCAGACAACTGTGCAATGCTACCAGATCCTCGAAGCTGACCTAGTGAAGTAGCTGCTCCTTCTTCATGGCCTTTACCGTCTGGTCTTTTAAGATGACTAACAATCAACAGTGCTATGCCTGTCTCCTGAACAATCATCCTAAGCTTGGTCATGATCTCATCTAATGCTTTACGTTCATCGCCAACATCGCCAGAACTGACGACAATACTAATATGATCCAACACAACAAAGCTACATCCGAGTCCTTTAGCCATGAATCTGACTCTTGATAGTATGTTGTCAATTGATGTACTCCCAAAATGATCAAAAAGATAAACCCTATTAGTGCCAAGAGTGTGCTCGAAGGCATCTCTAAACTCCTCATCAGTGTACGCTGTGTCAGGTAGATGCAGTGGCTTGTTCGCATGGATAGACATGATACCTTTAGCAGTGCGAACAGTAGACTCCTCCAAGAACATCAAGCCTATGTTGTCCTCAGTCTTACACAGTATGTGATAAACGATCTCCCTTAGCACCTGTGATTTACCCAGTCCAGAACCTGCTGTAAACGTAACCAACTCCCCTTTACGTATACCATAGGTCAAAGCATTCAACCCAACCCAAGGATAGTCACAAGAGGCTTTAATGGCTGGTGTGTTGATATCTTCCCATAACTTACTACCTTCAATGATCCCATCAGGTACATAGACCTCAGCAGCAAACCAATCTTGGATATACTCCTTGATCATCTCATCTTTGAGATAATCGTTAGCGTCCTTGTGTGGTTGCCTGTGCTTTACTATCTTAGCCTTAGCACCGAACAGATCAGCTACCTTCGTAGCAGCTTGCTTACCAACTTCATCAGCATCAAAGCTGATAACAATGGTTTCAAAAGAGTCAAGATATTCATAGTTGTCCTTACAGTCCTTAATTGCTGATTGTGCTCCGTTGCGTATGCTTACTACTGGATACCGCATACCATTCATTTGATATACAGCAACAGCATCAAACTCACCTTCAGTGATGGTAATGCTCTTACCACCTTTAGGGAATAAGTGTTGTCCGAACAAAGTAGCCTTAGACCAATCACCTTTAATAGTGCAATCAGTCTTCATTGCATCATGTCTTACCTTGTATGCAGTGACCTTACCATCAGCATCACAGTAGGGAAAAGCTACACCACCCTCATCAGTGATCATCACACCAAAGGCTTTTAAGGCATCTCTGGATAGGTTTCTTAGCGGTATAGACTGATACTTACCATCTAACATTGGAATCACCTTAGCAGACTTTGTATGCTTTTGCCTGAAGTTATCACCATGTTCAGACATTTTAGTATTCGTACCACAAGCAAAACAGTGTGACCAAGTCTCTCCTTTATCGTTAACAGACACGGACAATGCATCACTAGATCCACAATCATCACAGCCAACATGAGTGGCTAAGTAGTTCACCTGTTTTTCTCCTTTAAGGCTTGTTCAATGGCTCGTGCGAATCCCAACCGATCAAACCACGCTGCATTACTTGCATCAATTTTTTGAGACAGATAACTCAAGTCCTGAATCTCTTCATCAGTCAGCCCAACCCATTCTTTCTTTGACGGTTTGCTTGAAATACAAGTAACCGTATACGCTTTGCCGCATTGACACTGCCACGCTGTAGGCCCATGCCACACACCGTCGATAAAACCTGTGCCTCCATCTGGCGACACTACGGTCTTTTGGCTAGCACGGGCGTAATTAAGGCCTGTACCTTTACCTGGCGATAATACGGTCACAAGCCCAGCATGACTTATTGGATCACTCTCCAGCGCCTCAAGCGCCACCTGCATAGCTTTTCTGCTCATCGATCCCTCG